ACATCGTGATGTACGATGATATAGCAGACGCAATGAAAGCTGCAGCAATAGAAACTGGTGCAAAAATTTGTTGGGGAGCTGCATGGCACATAGATAATATAGCTGAGTGGGACGGAACAATGGAAGCAGCGATGAATGCTTACATAGACCTTAGAAGATCTCAATCACGTAGACCCTTCATTGATGGTCCTCACTTTCAATTGTCAACATGACATCGAAGGTACGCAAAACAAAAAGAGATTCCATGAAAGGAATGTCTGTTAAAAGTGGAGATAAAAGACCCACTAAACAGGGTGCAGGTATGACTGCCAAAGGGGTAGCAAAGTACAGAAGAAGAAATCCCGGATCTAAGCTACAAACAGCAGTCACAGAAGATAAACCTACAAGTAAAGCTAGAGCAGCAAGAAGAAAATCTTTTTGTGCTAGAAGTGCAGGACAAATGAAAAAGTTTCCAAAGGCTGCCAAAGATCCAAACAGTAGACTACGACAAGCTAGAAGAAGGTGGAAGTGTTAACATGGATGATTCAAAGAAATATGGTTATTCTTCTGTTGATAACATGACAGGCAAAAAGTTTAACACTAATATGTTTTTTAATTTTAAAGATACTACTACATCAAAGAATAAATCTTTATTTGGTGGAGGTATAACAGATCCTTACATGAATATAGGTGGGGGAAAACTAAGACCTGACATAAGAAAAGGTTATCTTGGTATAAAGTTTACAAAAGAGTTTAAGAAAAGATAGAAAGGATTTATTATGGCAGGACCACTAATACCAGTTGCACTGATGACAGCATTAAAAGCAGGAAAAGCTGCTGCACCATTAATTAAAAAATATGGAGCAAGTCTTGTAAAAGCTGCAACTAAAAAACTTCAAACAAGAAGTAAAGTTGATACTAAAAGATTATATGAAGCCCAAGCAAAAATTAGAGAGATGGCAAAGAAAGAAAAAATGCGTGTATCTACTTTTAAACAAAAAAATCCAAAAAATCCTGCAGTTAAAACTGTACGTAGTATATTAAATAAAAAACCTCAAGGGGGGTTTAGACATGCTGATGGTGAACTAAAAGGACCACCTCCCAGTGGTTATAATAGGTTTGGTAGTATGATGAAAGAATTACGTAAAGAAATGAAATAATGACTAGACAGCTTACAGAAAAACAACAGAAGTTTTTAGACGTGCTATTTGATCAGGCAGGTGGAGATATAGGTTCAGCTATAAAGCTTGCAGGATATGCAGAGGGGGTAAGTCCTTCTCAGATGGTTACAGCTTTGAAAGAAGAGATACTAGAAGCAACACAAACATACATGGCACGTAATGCACCAAAGGCTGCAGTAGCTATAACAAGTAGTTTGGACGATCCAACACAGTTAGGTATACGAGATAGAATGTCTGCTGCTAGGGAACTATTAGATAGAACTGGTTTAATTAAGACTGAAAAAGTACAAGTAGAAACTACAGGTGGTGTTATGCTTATGCCACCCAAGGACAATGAATGAGAAACAGATCATTGGGTACGTGGAAGTTACCTCAACCTACTGACCTAAAAGATGATAACGAGTGGATGCCTATACCACGTATTGCAAGAACGATACCATTCGGATATGAGTTAGACCCTGAAGATAAGAACTTACTAAAGCCTATAAAAATAGAGTTAGACTTACTAGAACAAGCAAGAAAATATATAAAACAATATTCGTACAGACAAGTTGCTAACTGGTTATCTAAAAATAGTGGCAGAGATATATCTCATGTAGGTCTAATGAAAAGATTAAAGAATGAACGAAAGCGACAGAACCAAGCTATCAGCCTACGCAGATGGGCAGACTATGCCCAAAAGGCGATCCAGAAAGCCGAAGAGATCGAAGAAAGTAGAACAGGGGCAAAGCAAGAAGCAGAGAGTAGCCCTGCCTGAGTCAGAACTCTTACCGATAGAAGAAGCTCGTAATGTTATATTTAAACCTAATGATGGACCTCAAACAGAGTTTCTGGCAGCGAGTGAAAGAGAAGTTCTATACGGTGGATCAGCAGGGGGTGGTAAATCCTACGCAATGCTTGCAGACCCTCTACGCTATATGGGACATCCCTCGTTTAGTGGCTTACTCTTGCGTCACACAACTGAAGAACTACGAGAGCTTATATTTAAAAGTCAAGAACTGTACCCAAAAATTTGGAAGGGTATCAAATGGTCAGAACGAAAGATGCAGTGGGTTGCTCCGTCAGGAGCTAGACTATGGATGTCTTACCTAGATAGAGATGACGATGTATTACGGTATCAAGGTTTGGCATTTAGTTGGATAGGATTTGATGAACTTACACAGTGGGCTACACCATTTGCTTGGAACTACATGAGATCACGTTTACGATCTACATCATCTGATCTGCCAGTGTATATGAGAGCAACAACAAACCCCGGAGGACGTGGGCATCATTGGGTCAAGAAGATGTTTATAGACCCTGCACCTTATAATAATACATTTAATGCAACAGATATTGAAACAGGAGAAGAACTTAAATATCCTGCAGGACATAGCAAAGCAGGAGAAGCCTTATTCAAACGTAGGTTTATACCTGCTCGACTTACAGATAACCCTTATCTCTCATCTCAGGGTGATTATGAAGCAATGCTTTTATCCCTTCCTGAACAGCAAAGAAGACAATTACTGGAAGGCGATTGGGATATTAAAGAAGGAGCAGCTTTCACCGAGTTTGATCGCAACGTACATGTGGTTGAGCCTTTCCGTATACCTAGCAACTGGATTAAGTTTAGGGCATGTGACTATGGGTATGGAAGTTATTCTGCCGTTGTCTGGTTTGCTGTTAGCCCATCTGAACAACTCGTAGTATATAGAGAGTTATATGTATCAAAGGTATTAGCTACAGACTTGGCTGACATGATACTAGAAGCAGAAGCAGAAGACGGTAATATAAAGTACGGAGTGTTGGACAGTTCTCTCTGGCACAAACGAGGTGACACAGGACCAAGCCTAGCAGAACAAATGATCATGAAAGGATGTAGGTTTAGACCTTCTGATAGAAGTAGAGGAAGTAGAGTATCAGGTAAAAATGAGATACACAGAAGACTGCAAATTGACGAATACACTGAAGAACCACGTATGGTTTTTTTCAATAGCTGTACAAATATTGTTTCTCAACTGCCATCAATCCCACTGGACAAAAAGAATCCAGAAGATATAGATACTCACTCAGAAGATCACTTGTATGACGCTTTAAGATATGGTATAATGTCAAGACCAAGGTTTAGTATATTTGACTACGATCCTGCAAGTAGGCAATCTAATACAATGCCCATAGCAGACGCAACATTTGGATATTAATATGGCAGAAGATGAAGAAATAATGATGGATGATGCATCAGTAGCTGTTGATGATGTAGCTAAAGATGGTGTTGATGAAACTAAAAGTTATAACATAATTCCATTTATAATGGATAGATACAAAAAAGCAGATGACTACAGAGAACAAGATGAGCAGAGATGGCTTAGAGCATATAGAAATTATCGAGGTTTGTATGGTTCTGATGTGCAGTTTACAGAAGCAGAAAAGTCAAGAGTATTTATTAAAGTAACAAAAACAAAAACACTTGCGGCTTATGGTCAGATAATAGATGTATTATTTGCTAATAATAAATTTCCATTAACAATAGAGCCTACAGAACTACCAGAGGGAGTTGTATCAGATGTTAGCTTTGATCCAAAAGAACCAAAAGAGGTAACTGAAAGATTAAACGAGATGCAGTCTCCTTATGGCTTTGAAGGGGACGGTAAGGACTTTCCTGCAGGAGCAACTGAAAAATCCTTAATGGAGCAGTTAGGACCATTAGAAGGTAAGTTTGACGATATAGATAATCTTAGAGAGGGTGTAGGAAAGACACCTTCAGCTATTACATTTAGTCCTGCTATGATAGCAGCAAAGACTATGCAGAAAAAAATACACGATCAACTAGAAGAGTCCAATGCCAATAAACATCTAAGAAGCACAGCTTTTGAGATGGCTCTATTTGGCACAGGTGTAATGAAAGGACCGTTTGCTGTTGATAAAGAATATCCTAATTGGAATGATGACGGTGAATATTCTCCTATACTAAAAACAGTTCCACAAGTTTCACATGTATCAGTATGGAACTTCTTTCCTGATCCTGATGCAAACAATATGGACGAAGCACAGTATGTAATAGAACGGCACAAGTTATCTCGTACACAGCTACGTGCATTAAAGAAAAGACCTCACTTTAGATCTCAGGTTATAGAAGACGCTATAGCTATGGGAGAGAACTACAATAAAGAATACTGGGAGGATGATCTATCGGACTATTCACCAGAACATGCAATAGCACGATTTGAAGTGCTAGAGTATTGGGGTACAGCAGATGTTAGTATGCTACGAGAGCAACAAGTAGAAATACCTGATGAGTTGAATGATTTTGATGAAGTGCAAATAAATGCATGGATATGTAATAATAAAGTTATAAGAATGGTGCTTAACCCATTTAAACCTGCTAAGATACCCTATATGGCAGCACCCTACGAGCTTAACCCATATAGCTTCTTTGGTGTAGGTATAGCAGAAAACATGGATGATACACAAACATTGATGAATGGTTTTATGCGTATGGCTGTAGACAATGCTGTAATGTCAGGTAATCTGTTAATAGAAATAGATGAAACCAACTTAGTCCCCGGACAAGACCTTAGTGTATATCCCGGAAAAATATTTAGAAGACAAGGGGGCGCACCCGGACAAGCTATCTTTGGTACAAAGTTTCCAAACGTAGCAGCAGAGAATATGCAACTATTTGACAAAGCACGAGTGCTTGCAGATGAAAGCACAGGACTACCGAGCTTTGCTCATGGACAGACAGGTGTATCAGGTGTAGGACGAACTGCATCAGGTATATCTATGTTGATGAATGCAGCGAGTGGTGGCATAAAGAATGTTATAAAAAATGTAGATGATTATCTACTTAGACCACTAGGCGAAGGACTCTTTAGATTTAATATGCAGTTTAACTTTGATAAGAATGCAAAAGGAGATCTAGAAGTAAAAGCTCGTGGTACAGAAAGCTTGATGGCAAATGAAGTACGTAGTCAACGACTCATGCAGTTCATGCAGGTAGCATCTAGTCCTGCGCTTGCACCGTTTGCTAAATTTCAATACGTGATAAGAGAAATAGCTAAGTCACTCGACTTAGATCCCGACAAAGTAACTAACAATATGGACGAAGCTGCACTACAGGCAGAGATCATGAAAAAATTTCAGCAACCCCCTGAAGCACCCACACCTCCTGCAGGAGCAGACGTACAAGATCCAACAGGGGCAGGTGGTGCAACGATAGGCACAGGACAAGTGCCTTTACCACAAGAACAAGGATTTACAGGAAATGCAGAACAACCAAGTCAACAACCTACAGGACAAGCTACTCAGCAAGCTCAAGCCCCTAGTCAACAACAAGGACCAATGGGACAGCTTCAGTGATTATATAAATTATCTTATAGCACAAAATCACGCTATTATGGAGCAAACAGATAATCTAATAATGCTTCACAGATCACAAGGTGCTATTACTATGTTAAGACGATTGCGACAACTAAGGGATGCAGTAAACGCTAACGGAAAGGGCTAAACTATGGAACATATGGCAAAACAAATGGAACTCTTCAGTGAAGGTGGATTACGTGATGAAGGTGGAGAAGTAGAATCTAAGTCAGGTAATCAAGTACCATCAGGTTCACTAAAAGAAGAAGTAGCTGATGATATACCTGTCATGATTAGCGAAGGTGAGTTTGTTTTTCCTGCTGATGTTGTGCGATATATTGGACTTAATACACTAATGAAGATGCGTCAAGATGCCAAGCAAGGCTTGAAGATGATGGAAAAGATGGGGCAGATGGGCAATCCTGAAGAAGCAGAACTACCTGACGATATACCTTTTGGTATGGCAGACTTAATTGTTGTATCAGGTGAGATGGAAAAAGAAGACAAAGAGAAGAAAGCTGAAGGTGGTGTGGTAGGACTACAACAAGGAGGATTTGGTGATCTTCCAGAAGATTCCCCATTGCGTGACCCTAGGTTTGTTGATACTTTTCCTACAGATCGATTTAGAGATGATGATCGTCTTGCAGGTCCGATAGGAGATCCAAACTTTCCTGATGGAGACTTTGTTGATCCTAGATTGAGAGAACCTAGAGCATTACCAATAGAGGATGAGCCTAGAGGTGGGGGTGGTCTGTTTGACGATCCACGTTTTAGAGATCAAAAGCGTAGAGAAGTTCCTACCTATAC